GTTGTCAAATCAAATGTTTCGCTTTTATATCTTATTGTCATTGCATAAAGTAATTAAACGAATCTTGTTCGTTTTTCAAGTCCTGTTGATAAGAAGTATTTAATTGATTTTCAATAGTTGCTAAACCTTGGTTTATTTGTCTAAACCCTTCTACACTATATTCTTGTGGTGGTTCTGGTACATATACGTTTATCTTAGCCATTATCTTCTTCCATCTGGGTCAACGTCTGCTCTAAATGTTCCAAATCTCCATGTCTCATCTACTGCAGTATTTTGTATTTTAATATTTGCAAGTCTTCCTCTAGCTCTTGTATCTATTTTTTGTGTACTAGCACTAATTGTAAAAGGACCAAGTTGTGAAGATGATCCAGAATCAATAGGAAAGTTTTTTAAAAAAATTGTAACAATTGCATTACCTTGTAGGTTTTTAAAATCTGGTAAAAATCTACTAAGTCTTAATAAATACTCTCCATCACCATCAGTGGGTAAATCAAAATCTCCAGATTGAATATAAGCAGGTATAGCTGCTTCAGTACCATCTAAAGCTATTTCATTGTTACCTACTTCTTGAGCATAATAAGTTGATGCACCGAAAGTATTTGTAGCACCACTTAAATTTGAAAAAGATGGTACACTTGTTGAATCGTACTCTGTTGCGTAAGGCACATCATAGGTACTAGCATCTGCATATGAACTTCTAGCAAGTGTCATAGTAGACCAACTATTCTCAACATAATTATAAACTACAGCTCTATTATTCTGTACCGCAGGATTACCAGATGGTGTTCCCGCTGGATAGAACCAAATTATTTCATTAAACAAAGAGTTATGTGATCCATAAATAATTTCATTGGAAGAATAATTTATTCCTACATTTGATCCGGTAGTCGTGAATACAAAATCTTCCACAAGTGATGGAAGTAATTTTACTGTACCATCAAATACAAAGAATCCTCCACCTGCTCCCATCCAAAATACTTTACCGTCTGCATATACAGTAGCGTGTTGACCAATACATCCACAGTTAGAACCAACTTGTCTAATCGAGAAAGTAAATGGTGGACCTACAAACTGCATTGTATAAGCTGCCTGATCAGTTAAAATTAAATTATAATCCTTACCAGAGACTGCTGCTACAATTTTATTACCTGTATCTAGTCTAAATGTACCTGCTGTATTTACTGAAGTAGGTTGATAAACACTATAATTTTCTTGATCACTAAATCTAATAAACATAGGATCTTGAGTTGTTGAATCTCCAATAGTTGTTTCAGTTCCAAAATGAACAACATGTCTATCTCTATCTGAAGTAATTGTTAATCTTGTTGCTGTTGGAGCACCAGACATAATTACTGACCTTTGTTCTAATGGGTTTGAAACACCTGGGTTCCAAACAAATGTTTTACCATCTTTAACTGTTGCTATTAATTGTTCCCCAAAATTATCTAATGACCAACTACCAGGATCAAGTATAACTGTTGAACTAGTTGTACCAGATCCCCAAGCAACTGTGCCCCATGTGCTAGTACCCCAACCATAACCATATGTTTGAATAGTAGGACCTATTTCTTCGTAAGGATTAATGCTTGCTGATCCTGCTGCAGTCATACCTGTACCAGACTCATTTGTTTTCATTTGAATTGTAAAACTGTTTACGTTTGGAACAGTTAAAATTTCAAAAGTAAAATCTTGAAAATCAGCTGTTGTATAACCTGTTGCTCCACCTCCTGGTAAAGTCACAGAAGTAAATGTAATATATTCTCCAACATCTAAACCATGAGAAGATTTATTTACAGTGACAGTATTTGATCCGTTTGTTGATGTAAAAGTTGCACTAGTGATGGCTGTTGCTAAAGGTGTGATGTCATAAAATTTATCTTCGTAATAAATATATAAAGCTTTTGAAGTGCCGAGTGCTGCATATCTGTTACCTTCTAAATCCGTCCAAGTATGCTGAGCACGTGTTGGCCCTGAAATAGTTTGTTGTCCAATAGCTGTATAGCCACCTATTTTTTCTGGTTGTCCGTATCTAAATCTTACAAAGTCTCCATCAATCCATTGGCCTTCTGCTCCTGAAGGAGTATCTGCTTTATTAAAACCTGGGGCTATTCTTACATTTCTTAAAGGCATAAGCCATTTTACAACATTTTATAGCTTCATCCAAGTCGCAGGAGAAGGTATATTATGTTCAGATTTAACCCCTTCTTTCATAGTTAACATTATATCTCCTGATATAGAAAGTCTTGGTATATCTTTTGTATTCTTTCCAGTCTCGTGAAACATCATAGATGGGAATATAATTACGTTTCCTGTCTCTGCAGGATACTCAGCTTTACCATAATTACTTTGATCCCACTCTGTAAAATAAGGATCTCTCTTTGGTATAGTTAGTCCTACCTTATGTGCATCATCATCAAGCAAAAATAGATTACCTTGTTCATGAGCTTGTGGGTAATAAACAAAACTAAAGTGACTACTCATATGTCTATGATAAGAAATAAATTGTTCTTTAGTTGATAGGGTAGCCCAAGATTTTGTTATATAAACTTCAAACAAATCTAAATTATATTTTTGCGCAGACAAACATCCTTGTATTACTTTTGATAACTCAATATATAATTCTTTAAATCTTTTATCTTTGTGTAAGTTATCATCTATTGATTGTAATTCTTTTGGTTTTATGTCCGTGGTTCGTGAGTATTGAGAATTGGTTGGGGTAATATCTCTTAGTATTATAGGTACAATTTTTTTATTTATATCTTCAAATTTTTCTAACTTAGTTATGTATATAGGATAACCAAACCATTTAGATATATTAGCCATAAGGCACTATACTAGTTTACTCTTAAAAATCTATATCTAACTTCTCCATTACCACCACTAGCACCGTTGGTAGCGCCACCACCAGTTACTTGTGCGGCTCCACCTCCACCACCAGATCCACGAGTTCCCGCAGATCCTGCTGTACCTGAACCAGAAGATGAACCTCCAGCACCTCCTGCAACATTTCCTGCATAAGATGTAGCACCAGTTGATCCACCTATTCTACAGTTATCCCCAGAACAGTTTCCATTATTACTTCCAGAAACACCATTACCTGATTGATTAAAAGTTCCAACAGGGCCACTTGTTAAACTAGTAATATTTTTTGTAGTGCCATCTGAGTCTCTAAAAGTTCCTGAAGAAACAACAGTCCCACTAATTGAAGCTGATCCACCTGTTCCTGCAGTGTTAGTTCTTAAAGGTCCTTGTACTCCACCACCTGTACCCGATGATCCACCACCAGCACCTAATGTAAATAATGATCCAGCCGAAGATCCAGAAAGAGTTGTACTACTTCCCGCAGAGGCTATTCTTGGTTGACTGAAATTAGCTGTTTGATTTCCTGGAGCACCTCCACCACCAATAGAGTAAGAAATTGTTTCCCCTGCAGTTACCGTAAATACTTTGTCTGATACATAAGCACCCGATCCACCTCCTGCTCCAGCAGATTCACCACCTGCTTTATCATAACTTGCCCCACCTGCAGCACCTCCACCACCACCAGCGGAAGCTTGAATATGAATTGCATTAGCACCATCAGGTACTGTAAAAGTTCCTGAACCAGAACTTAGAGTTTGAATTGAACCAGGTGTAAAAGCTGCAAAGACTAGTTTCCAAACTCCAGATACTTTTCCATAAATTTCATCTGCTTCTTGCCAAGTACCTGATACTTTGCCGTAAGCGTTTTCTATCTCTTCAAATGTTCCTGAAACTTTGCCATAGGTATTAGCCATTTAAACTCCTATGAATATTTAAACCAAATGTCTCCATCACTACCTCCAGAAGGGGAAGATGTACTAATTGTAAATTTTCTTTGTAACTTATCAGCCGTTACTGCATCATTAGCAATCTTAGCTGTGGTCACATTTACGTTAGAAATGTTAACGGTCAAAACAGCATTATCAGCGATGGCTGCACTTATTACTGCATCATCAGCAATCTTTGCACTCGTGACCGCATCATCAGCTATAGAAATTGTACCGATCGTACCACCTAATGTATCTAGTGATACTTCATTTAAGTTTGTTCCATCAGAGTATGCTGCAAATATTTTAGAAGAATTTGTTACAAATCCTGTTCCTGATGCAGTTTTAATTGTAAGGTTTGTAGGATTCGTTACAGCAGTACAATCAAATATATAAAATTTTTCTATAGAGTCTGGTATAGTTACTGTCGTTGCTCCAGAAAGTGTAATGGTTGCAAATTTAATTATCATATTTCTAGCATTAGAAATAGATGCATTACTCATAACTAAAGCTGTAGTTGATCCACTTGAAAGAGCTATAGATTCAAAACCTGCTATTGCTTGTTGAACAAGTTCTAAGTTTGTGTTTGTTTTAGTTCCCCATGTACCAGCATTCTCACCGGTAGCCATTAATTCTAGTTTAAGATCTGATGAATATGTTGATGCCATAATTTTGTATTATACCCTTTTTAAGCTGCCTTATCAACTTCTGTCCAAATGTTAGAAACTCCTTTATTTACCTCAGTCCATGTATTCGTTACATCTGGATCTACGTTAGACCATGCAGTAACTAGTGGACTATTGATAGAAGCTGTCATTTGTATACCTGTTACCCCTACCACTGTATTAAGATCTATAGTTACTGAAGTTATTGAACCTGTTAACTGTGATCCTGTAACATCTACAGGAGTATTAATATCTATTGTTTCTTCACCTAGGCTTGCTGTTATCTGTGTTCCCGTAACACTTACATTTGCATCTCCTGTAACACTTTGTAGTGCACCAATTGATGTAACCATATCATGTTCGGTAACAATTACACTAACATTACCATCAGCACTTACTGAATAAGTTCCAAGTGATAAACCTAATTGAGATCCTGTAACCGGTACTATTGCATTTCCTACAGGAGTTTCTTCTCCCATAGACATTGTTAATTGTGATCCTGTCACATTTACTTGTGTATTTACATCTACAGTAGAAGTACCAATACTAGATTGAAGTAAAGAACCTGTTACATTTATATTTGCATTAGCGATTACAGTTGAAGCACCAACGCTTCCTGTAAGTTGTAATCCTGTAACAGCTACATTAACATTAGTTCCACCTAATGAAGCTATCGGAGATTGTGAGAGTGCGGTAATCCCTAACACGGTTTACCTCGCAGTTGCTGGGATGTTATTTGTTCCAACTAGAGGTGCAGATGCAAATGCCATGTAGATGTATGTTGAACCACTAGTATTAGATTCGCCACTTGTAGCTTTTATTTTAAAACCATTTTGCACTAAATCCGTAATATCTATTTTAGTATTTTGTGCTGCATTAGAATTGGCAAATATTCTATTACGAGCAGCAGTGTCAATGTCTGT